TACGAAGATTTAGGTAAAAAAATAAAAATATTTGTAGATTACAATGATTATGATGAAGAATTTAGTGGCTTATTTACTACAAAAAGTGATTATTTACGTATCATACACTTAGCAAGATTAAGAGGTATTACACCAGAACAACAATTTAATTCAAGAGAACACACACAAGATGTATCTGTAAAAAATTTGCGCATCTTAGCGAATGAGTTAGATAGATACAAGAAAGATTATGGTCTTATAGATTTTACAGACATGATATCTCATTTTACCAGATCAGATAAATCACCAAGGTTTGATGTTGTATTTATAGATGAAGCACAAGATTTATCTTTTATGCAATGGGATATGGCAAAAAGTATTTGGAATAAAACAGAGGATTCTTTTATAGCCGGTGATGATGACCAAGCAATATTTAGATGGGCTGGTGCAGATGTAAATAGGTTTATTACACAAAAAGGAAAGTTATTAAATTTAACACAATCTTACAGAATACCTAAAGCTGTTCATGATGTGGCTATAAATATTATAGGTCGTGTATCCAACAGATTAAAAAAAGAATGGCAACCAAGAACGGTAGAAGGACAATTGTCTTACCACAATGAATTTAGAGATATAGATTTTTCTTCTGGCAAATGGTTAGTGTTAGCTAGAACTAAATACATGTTAAATGAATTAGAGAATACATTATACAAAAAAGGTTTGTATTACAAAAATAAATTTAAGAAAGGATATGAACAAGATTTACATGAAGCAATAATGGATTGGGAAAAATTAAGAACAGGTAAAGAAATGACTGGTGATCGTATACAAAGAATAGCATCTTACATGGGAGAAAATAATTTTAGTAAATTTAGAATAAAAGAAATGGATAAGGATAACTATTATTCTACTGCTTCGTTAAAATTACATTTTGGATTAAAAACAGATGATGTTTGGTTTAATGCATTTGATGAAGCACCACAAAAAAATGTAAACTATATTAGAAAGATGAGAGAGAATGGAGAAAAGTTGAATCAAGAACCACGAATTTTACTTTCTACAATACATGGGGTAAAAGGTGGAGAGGCAGATAATGTAGTTTTGTTATCTGATTTAAGTCTAAACACACAGAAAGGTTATGAAAAAAATCCTGATGACGAAAACAGATTGTTTTACGTTGGAGCAACAAGAACAAAAGAACATCTGCATGTAGTCAAACCAAAGGATATTTATAAAAGTTTTAAAATATGACAGCATACAAAAAACAAATTGGAGGAAGCCATTACAAAGACATGGTCATGCAGCCAAGCGAGTTTATAAACAAGAACAGGTTGCCCTTTGCGGAAGGATCGGCTATAAAGTACATATGTAGGCACGCTGCTAAAGGGAAAGAACAAGACATAGATAAGGCAATACACTATTTGGAAATGATAAAGGAAAGGGATTATTCTTAATGCAAGTACCATTATTTAAAGCACAGACAGAGTGGCTGCCACCAGATGAATTTCCAGATTTATCTAAATATAAAGAAATTTCAATTGACTTAGAAACTAAAGATCCAAATTTAAACAAATCAATGGGCTCCGGCGCTATAATAGGTGTTGGTGAAGTTGTTGGTATAGCTGTGGCTGTACATAACTGGTCTGGTTATTATCCAATAGCACATGAAGGTGGTGGTAACATGGATAAAGCTATGGTTTTAAAATGGTTTCAAAACATATTAAACACGGAAGCTGTAAAAATATTTCACAATGCAATGTACGATGTATGTTGGATTAAATCTATGGGACTTAAAATTCAAGGACAAATTGTAGATACAATGATATCTGCAGCAATTGTTGATGAGAATCAAATGCGATATGATTTAAATAATTGTGCAAGAAGATATATAGGCAAAGGTAAAGACGAAGCAGCATTGTATGCGGCAGCAAAAGAATGGGGTGTAGATGCAAAAGCAGAAATGTATAAATTACCTGCAATGTATGTTGGTAACTATGCAGAGAAAGATGCTGAGATAACTTTAGAGTTGTGGCAAGAAATGAAAAAAGAAATAGAGTTACAAGATTTACAATCTATTTTTAAATTAGAAACAAATTTATTTCCTGTGTTAGTAGATATGCGGTTTCTCGGTGTGCGTGTAAATCAAGAACAAGCTGCGAATGAAAAGAAAACATTAGTAGAACAGGAGAAAAATTTATTACATGAAGTGTTAACAACTACTGGTGTTGATGTACAAATATGGGCAGCTAGATCTATTGCTAAGGTGTTTGATAAATTAAAATTAGAATATGATAGAACAGAAAAATCAAAAGCACCTTCGTTTACAAAAGGTTTTTTATCTAATCATCCACACCCAACAGTAAAATTAATAGCTAAAGCTAGAGAGATAAACAAAGCACATACAACTTTTATAGATACCATCATAAAGTATGCTCACAAGGGCCGTATCCATGCAGAGATTAACCAATTACGTGGTGATAGGGGTGGCACTATTACTGGTAGATTCTCTTATAACAATCCAAATTTACAACAGATTCCAGCAAGGAACAAAGATCTTGGACCACGGATCAGATCATTATTTATTCCTGAAGAAGGACATAAGTGGGGTTGTTTTGATTACTCACAACAAGAACCTAGATTAGTTGTACACTACTCAGCTTTACAAAATTTATACGGTGTTAACGATGTATTAGATGCATACAACGAAGGAGATGCAGACTTTCATACTATTGTGGCTGACATGGCACAAATACCTAGATCACAAGCTAAGACAATTAATCTTGGTTTATTTTATGGTATGGGTAAAACAAAATTACAAGCTGAATTAGGTGTAAATAAATTAAAATCAGATCAATTATTTAAACAATATCATGAACGTGTACCGTTTGTTAAACAACTTATGGATGCTGTAATGCGTAGAGCACAATCTTCTGGTAAAATTAGAACGCTTCTTGGTCGTCTGTGTAGGTTTCATTTGTGGGAGCCCAATCAATTTGGTATCAACAAGGCCCTGCCACATGATGAAGCACTCATGGAACACGGACCAGGGATCAGGAGAGCTTACACATACAAAGCTTTAAATAAATTAATTCAAGGTTCAGCTGCAGACATGACCAAAAAAGCCATGATAGATTTACATAGTGAAGGTATCACGCCGCACATACAAGTGCATGATGAATTAGATATTTCTGTCAAAGATGAAGCTCAAGCTAAAAAAATAAAAGATATAATGGAGTCAACAGTATCACTTGAAGTACCGAACAAAGTAGATTATGAAGTTGGAACAAATTGGGGTAATATTAAATGAGGAAAAATTATGGCTTATCTAAATGCAAACATTCCAGTAGAGTACGCACAAATCAGAAGAGAATATCTTTATGACCTTAAAAAACATCATGGCGAAGTTGAAGATTGTATTGTCTTCGGTATGTCATCACTTACAGGTAAGTCGATCTTGTTTCATGCCATTATGGAAAATGGTGCAATCTTTTATCGTCTCCCAATTTCGGCTTTTATTCAACGTGGTTTTAAACCGGAAGCTGTTCCGTCTCGTAGACTTGATGAACTTCAACTCTGGAATTGTTTTTCTTATTATCCTGCTGTTACTAATTGGGATATTTTAGAAGGACAAGCTGGTAAATATATCGGCAAAGATAAAAAATGGCATCCAGGAAAATATTTATTTACCGTTGACTTTGCTCATCCTGAAGCTAATATATTAGATACTGATCATTCAGAAATTCCGCACGAACATAAGTGTGCGCACATCATAGCCCTCGATGATGGGAACTATGCAGCACAACCCAACAACAGATGTATATGGGACATACCGTCCTTTACAGTTAAGGACGAAACTCCTGATTGGAAAGTGCAAACTTCTGAATGGAACGTAGAAAATACTAGCAAGTGGAAGACTGAAGACACAGACAACTTCTTCTACGAAATTGAGGAGAAAAAACATGACGATACTGAGAAAAATTAAAAAATTTTTTATTAAACTTTGGAGAGTAATATGCAAACCATGGAATATGTATGTTGCATGGGTTTCAAAAGGATTTGATAAATAATGAAAAAAATAAAAACAAAAAGTAAACTAGAGTGGTTTAAAAAGAATATTGTAATTGTTCCTGTTGTGGCAGCAATCATA